AGATGAACTTAGTTACTCAAGATATGAAAGATGATATTCTTCGGGTGGAGATTGAGAACGCACACCTACGAGCAGCATCGAAAGAACAACGGGCACTTAACGGACGGCTTCGGCAGGAGCTAAGGAAACTAGAACAGGTAATACTAGAGCGCACGGAGGAAGGGGTTGACAGCCACTAAGATTTGTGGTATAATAGATTTAATAAATTAAGAGGTGAGCCATGCTCTACCAACCAGCCACTTCTGGGCTACTATACGGCGGCCCAGGTTCCGGCAAAACCGCACTAGCCGTATCCGCATTCTATGACTGGCGAACAGGGACGCCTGTAACGGACAACGCCAAGTTCATAACCTTCGGCAGGGAGGACAACCCTGCACTGGCTGTACCCGAGAGCTTCAGGCAAACGGAGAGGGGTACATCCTTACGGTTCACATCACCAGGGCTTGACAGTATGGAATGGGTTGACAGATTTGAGGCCGTGACTGACATGCTTCTACTTGAAGCAAGCAAGGGTAACTGCTTAGATGTCTTAGTCGTTGATGGCATGAGTGAGTTTGACCTTCTCTTTGAAGAAGTGTTCCAAGCTACAAATGCAGGTGGCGACGAGTTCAAGAAGTGGAACGCCCTACTCAGCCAGATGTTCTCAATAATGATTCGCCTTGACCCTGTAGTCCTTGGGTGTACCGTACTAGTGACAGCCCGTGTTATGGAGAGGAAAAAGGAGCGACGTGGTAACAGGTCGTCGGTGTCAGGTGACCCTGACTTCGTAGACTTCGATTACTACCCGTCATTACGTGGGTCGTTTCGCCTACATTTCCCCCATTACTTCAACTATGTGCTATATATGGAAACTCAGATGATGCGGGTCACTGAGGGACGATTTGAAGGGCAGAATCTGCCAGCGCACATACTGAACATGGTTCGCACGGGTGAGTTCTACGTTAAGAATCAGTGGGAGCACCAATGGCTTGCCGCTGGAGAGGAGTTGCAAATAATAAACCCGCACTTCCCAGACATGCACACACGAATGGTAAACGCTATGAATTTAACAGGAGTAAAGTAAACATATGAGTACAGACATTAAAGGTTTCTATGATTTCACGGAAGAAGAATTGCGCGGTGGTATTACGAGTGGTACCTATCACCTTAAAGTCGTTGATGCCGAAGCCGACCAATGGGACGACGGACGCCCTCGCCTTAACGTACGCACTGAGGTAGCCTCTGGCCCTAGCGCTGGTGCCTACGGCCCTCGCCACACCTGGTCACTAGGGTCATACTCTGGTACTACTGGCGACGGACGTGAGTTCAGCATTAGTGAAGAGGACAACCAGAAAACTCTTATCAAGAATGTACGAATGGTCATGAACGGCAAGAGCCCTCATGTCACCAACCCCACAGGTTGGGATGCCATCTTGCTTGATGAGATTGCACAACAGTTAGTAGGCGAGAGCTTTATCGGTACCATTGCCGACGGCAAGAATGGTTATCAAAAGATTTCTAAGTTCTACGCAATGGCTTCTCCTCCTAATGGGTTCAAAGTGAAGAGCACGGAGGCCGCGTCCTTCGGTGTTTAAGCAGAGAGTCTAACGCAGAAGCGGGTCATGAGTTTATACTCTGGCCCGCTTTTTAATTTAAGAAGGAGACCATATGAAATTAGATGACGTACAAGACATTATCGTAGGCGGTCTAGTGATAGAGGTTAACTCCCCTAACATGGACTTGATAAACAATGGGTTGCTTGGTCACTATCTTCCAGCCTGCCTAGAGATAGGCGTGCGAGATGACGTGCCCCTTCAACTGCAAGGCAACATCCTAGTCCATGAGACGGTACATGCTATCGCCAATGTGTACTGCGAGGGGCTGCACCTAGACGAGAGCCAGGTTGCTGGCATAGCACAAGGGTTTTACCAAGTGCTTACTGACAACGAGGACTTCGTAAGGTTCGTGACTCAGAGCGACCACAAAGAGGAAGCTCGCATAGAACATAACTTGGATACCGTAATGAATGGTCATGTCCGTTCATCGAGCGATGACTTAGCACGTTCAACGGCAGTCGCTGCTGCTAATGGGCATACTGAGCAGTTCGGTTAATGGTTCTGAAAGCACAGGTGCCACTACCAACAACCATTTTCCCTGGCAACACCGTCCTTGGTGACGGCCCGATGCCATGCGACTGGATGTTTATAGGTGAGGCCCCTAGTGCACCTGAAGACCAAGCTGGGCGGCCCTTCTCGGGGCCGTCTGGCAAGTTCTTCAGTACACTATTGGAACGCTTCACTGACCTGAGGCGTTCCTTTGTATATGTAACAAACGTATGTAAACATAGGCCTCCAGAGAATCGAACACCCAGGGTGAGTGAGGTTAAGCCTTACCTACCATACCTTTATGAAGAACTTAAAGAAGTCAACCCCAAAGTTGTAGTAACATTGGGCGGTACAGCGGCTAAAGTATTCGACAGTAAGTTTAAGATTACAGCCGAGCATGGTATAGCTAGGTACGTAGAGATACCCGACGTATGGTCAGGCATCCTCGTACCCTGGTTCCACCCCGCTTTCGCCATCCGTAATGCCGATGCTCGTGTGTCCCTAGCAGAAGATGCTGGCCGATTGCATGAGCAGATAGCCCGACTAGGTTTAGAAGAACCTCAGCCAGACTATAGCCTTGGTGACGAGTACAGTATTGTATCCTATCTGCTCGGCACTTGGGGCACCTTTGGCCTTGACACTGAAACTACGTCCCCGACTAGGGCTAAAACATTCATGACAGATGAGGCCGACATGGTTGGTTACTCAGTCTCGATGGCACCTCGAACAGGCCAGTACATACCTAGTGATAAGGTGGGCCAAGGGATGGCCGCCGTGCTAGGCTCTCCACTATGGACTAAGATATGCCACAATGCCAAGTTCGAGTACAAGATATTTAAGAAGCAAGGAGTAGAACTACTAGGCTATGAAGATACGAAGCTGGCTGCTTACCTGTTGGGGGAAACTCAGACAGGCCTCAAAGTGCTTACAAGACAACACCTCTACACAGACCCCATTAAGTATGCCGAGGTTACTAAGGGACGGGATATGTCCGATTTGTCTCCGTCCGAAATATCCGACTATGCGGCATCAGACGCAGACCACACTCTGCGGTTGTGGTCGATTTTCCAGCCCTTACTTGTAGAGCAGGGGCTCTGGAACCTATACAATAATATAGAGAAGCCATTGATTCCTGTGCTTGCGGCTATGGAAACGTTAGGCATGGCAGTCGATGGCAAGCGATGCTTCGATGCACTACGTACTATGGGCGCCGCTAAGAGGGTAGCCCTGAAGGAGATACATAATGGTCTTAGGTCTGTTGGTGTTGACCCTGACAAGTTTAACCTCAATTCTGGTGACCAGGTGGGTGCTCTGCTCGAAGAACAGAAGGCCCCCATCAGCAAGAGAACGGCGGGAAAGGGAAGGTTGGTGGTAGATGGCACCGCCCTACTTGAGTGCCAAGAGTGGTGGCCTGAATTCATCACACCGTTGATGGCCTACCGCAAGTACGAGAAGTTGAGTGTGTATGTGGCTAACTTCCTCAAGCTACGTGGGCCTGATGGCAGGCTACACACCTCCTTCAACCAGTCGGGGCATTGGGAAGAGGATGGGACAAACCCACTCTCTGCCCCCTCGACTGGACGTATCTCATCATCAGGCCCCAACCTACAGAACATACCACACCACCGAGCAATGGTGGCTGGCATGGATTGGGGTGCTGAGATTCGTGGGTGCCTCGTACCTAAGGATGGGCACTGGCTCATGTCCTGTGACATAGCACAAGAAGAGCCTCGTATTGTAGCAGTACTGGCCCAAGACCAGACTCTGCTTGATGCCTTCGCTGAAGGTAAGGACATTTACAGGCCTGCGACTGAGGCACTGTACCCCTACACCAGTGGTGCCGAGAACGATGCGGCTTTCAAACGAGAGTATGAAAACGAGAGGTTCATCGGTAAGACATTCTTTCTAGCCTGGTACTACGGTGCAGGCGCCGGACGGCTGAAGACATTGGACGGTAGTCTTACTGGCTCTGCTACCAAGCGTGGCCTAGCCCTAATGACTGACGCCCACCCTGCCCGTGATGCGTACCTAGCAGAGACCAAGCAACAGCTACGTAAGACAGGCATCGTTGAGTCACACTTCGGTAGGAAACGGTGGATATACAAGTCATGGTCGCACGACCCACGTGAGTTTCAGGAGGCCTTGCGTGAGGGTGCTAACATGAGGGTACAGGCTACGGCTGCTGACATTCTGAAGATAGCACTAGTTGCTATTGACAAAGACCTACGCAAATACTACCTTACTAGTAGGCTAGTGTCTACTGTACACGATGAGGTGGTTCTAGAGGTAGCGGATGATGAGGTGTTGCGTGTAGCCTATCTAGTTAACCAAGCATTCTCTGGCCTACTGCCTGGCATGACACTACCAGTTGAGGTATCACTGGGCAAGGACTGGGGACACATGGATTTATATGAGTGGGAGAAATTATGGAATACGTAGAACATCACATTACACACAAGCTGATACCTAATGAGACTGTTACCCTGATGCCAATCGGTGATGCACAGGTAGGGGTTGAGGCGGCAGACGTAGCTAGGCTAAAGAAGCACATGGAGTGGGGAGTCCACACTAAGCACGCCCTGTTCCTAGGGATGGGTGACTATGTGGACATGGCCTCACCATCCAATAGACGTACCCTTAAGGCTGCTGGTCTATACGACACAGTGACTGACGCGTTGCAGGCTAAGGCCCTTGAGGATGTGGACGAGTTCCTATCCGCAACTGACTTTAGTCAGGGGAGATGGTTAGGCTTGTTGCAGGGCCACCACTACATGGAGAATGTGGAAGGCCATAAGACCTCAGACATGGTGATAGCCGAGACACTCAAGGCCCCGTTTCTAGGGGACGCCGCCATCGTACGTATCATCTTTGATAGGCACATGGATATGGATGGGTTGCCTGTCAAGGCTGACATCTGGTGCCACCACGGACGTGGGGGTGGTGTAGGAGCAGCGGCGCCTATCAGCTTGCTTGAGAAGACAGCACGTGGGTTCGACGCTGACATCTACCTGATGGGTCATCAACATAAAAAGGTAGCCACGCCAATCGACGAGCTATACTACTCACGCCAGGGGCGTATGCTCCACCGTACTAAACTACTAGCCTGCACAGGTAGCTTCCTAAAGGGGTACCTTAGCTGCTCAAACTCAGAGGGACGAGCAGGCGGTACGTACGTAGAGAAAGGGATGATGACTCCCGTGTCACTCGGGGGTATTGTCATTGAGATAGGCATAGTTAAAGAGGAGTACGGGAATAGATTAGACCTTACTGTTTCCCTCTAGAGTTCCAGAGGGAGAACAGGGTCTTCACTTTCTCCTCTAATACTTGGAGTCTGGCGTCTGTCCTGACTCGGTTAGTTACCAGCCAGGACAACGCTACGACTCCAGCGGCCACACAACCGCTAACAACGGGCCACCAATCAAGAACCGACACTTAGTACCTGCTCATCTTTACTTCCATCACGATAGACCGTAATGCCCTTGCACCCTAGCTCATAGGCTAACGTGTAGGCCTCGGCTACGTCCTCAACTGTAGCAGTTGACGGGAAGTTAATAGTTTTAGACACGGAGTTATCCGTATGCTTCTGGGCCGCAGACTGTAGACGGATGTGCCACTCGGGTGTGATATCGTGTGACGTTCGGAACACGTTCTTAACCCACTGAGGTACGTCGGCCCCTTCCAGTGAACCAGTCGCGTGGATATGATTCAATAGTTCTTCTGAGTAGAAGCCTTCTTTTCTGGCTACACTCTCGAAGTAGGGATTCATTTCCACCAGCTTAGTACCATCCATTACATTTCGTACGTAGCTCAGGGCGAACAGTGGCTCGATGCCGCTAGACGCACCAGCTATGATGCTGATTGTGCCAGTAGGGGCGATGGTAGTTGGCGCTGAGTTCCTCATGGTTACGTCATAGATACTTCCTTCCCATGCAGGGTAGGAGCCACGAGTAGTAGCCAGTGCCACGGAAGCCTTATGTGTTTCCTTGTAAACGAAATTCATGATAGCATCGGTGAAGGTGATGGCGGACTCAGAATCATATTGGATGCCCAGTTGTATCATCATGTCGGCTAGCCCCATAACACCAAGACCTATGCGTCGAGTCTTACGGCTCATCGCATCAATCTCAGGGAGTGGGTACTTGTTACAGTCCACCACGTTGTCAAGGAAACGTACGCCCATAGAGACTGTGTATGCCAGCTTCTCCCAATTGACCACACACCCATCATCCGTGTACTTGAGCATGTTTGCTAGGTTAACAGAGCCTAGGTTACACGACTCATATGGCTGGAGCGGTTGCTCGCCGCACGGGTTGGTGCTCTCGATAGCTCCTAGGTGTGGGTTAGGATTGCCATCATTGATACGGTCTAGGAACACAAGGCCTGGGTCGCCTGTCTCCCATGCCATCTGGGTAATGTGTGCAAACACCTCAGGTGCGTGGGCTGTGCCTACCTGCTTACCAGTACGAGGGTTGATAAGGTTATAGTATTCGTCCTGCTCAACCTTACGCATGAACTCGCTCGTAACCCCCACTGAGATGTTGAAGTTACTTAGGCTTACCTTATCCTGTTTACTATGGATGAACTCCATGATATCGGGGTGAGTCACGTCGAGGATAGCCATGTTAGCACCACGCCTGGTGCCGCCTTGCTTAACCACATCAGTGGCTGTGTCGAACGCACGTATAAAAGAAACAGGGCCGCTGGCGATTCCGCCAGTCGAGCCAACCACGTCGCCAGTAGGACGCAACCGACTGAAGCTAAAGCCTGTTCCACCACCGCTCTTATGAATCATGGCGGCATCGTGAACACGGTTGAAGATAGCATCAAGGTCGTCGTCAATAGGTAAAACGAAGCAAGCCGACAACTGACCCAAGGGCCTACCCGCATTCATGATAGTAGGGGAGTTGGGAAGGAAGTCAAGTCGAGACATTATATTAAAGAATGCTTCTTCAATAGTATTACGGTTAGTCTCGTCCTTACGGTAGTTAAGTTCAGCCTGGGCTAAGGTAGAGGCAACACGTCGAAACATTTCAATGACTGTCTCAGTCACTAAGCCATTAGAGTCTTTAGCCTGGTACCGACGGTTCAATACAACTCTAGCATTATCAGTAAGCTGCTCACGCATAGGGGATAGCTCTTTAGATACCTCAGACATTTGGGTACGCGAAGACACGGAGGATAAATCCTTAATCATTTGGGCTCCTAAAATTAAATTCGGGGTAGTACTTGGGCCATGAGAGCGCCGATACTGGTGGCTATTGTAGTAACCAATGGTATCAGCAGCTTGGGGCGGAGCCATGCTGGTTGGCGTATCTCGTGGGCGAGGTATCCAAAACCAGCCAGCATGACTAGTCTGAGGTCTGCATCTTCCCAACCCTCACGGGCCACTTGTTCGGAAGCGTCTTTAATAGCAGAGTGTAGTTGATGTGTTCCGTTAGGCATCGATAGGTACTTCTTGTAAGGTAAGTTTCCACATCTCTTGACCATGTTCGTCAGATGAGTTTGGTACTCGTTGATAATCTACAAGACGTACCTGGTGTGCCCTTGAGCCATCGGGTTCATCCCCCCCATGTGATTGGCCTAGGTCTTCGAGCATTGTAACAGGGAATGCCTGAAGCTCTAGCTCTTGGAAGGTTGATTCAATTTCTGCTTTGGTAGCAGGGTCTGGAACATCTGTTCTAAGTAGAGAGTCTTGCCCGATGTAGGCAAACAGTTCCCATATTCGTATACGACGAGGCGCAAGCTGTGTATGTAAGGCAAACGCGAACAGCTTAGGGGATACAGTATCATCCGTGTCCAGTGTAAACCTTAATTGAGCAAAGCGGCATACAGCATTAGTGGTAGGCTCTTGTATACTCTTAAAGAATAAGGTTTGAATCCTATCACTAAGGTTAAAGATACCTAGACGAGTAGTCGAGGCGGCCCTGCCATCGCGTCCAAAGTCTACTGTAATTGTATGCTCAGCATCTAAGTCTTCGCACCATATAGTTAACGCTATCAATGCTTTATCTGTATCAGGCATTCCGCCCGACCAAATACTAGTATCAAAATTACCAGAAGCTTCGATGGTTGGGACTATATCAGCATACGGAGCTACAGTACTTTCAGGTAAACCCCACATATAAGCGGCTACAACGTAGTCCTCAAGGTTAGTGTCGTACTGGCGTCCAAATACCCAGAGCCTTGTCCCTCGGTGCATACTCATAGAGTCTATAACAGCCATAGAAGGCTCAGCTATAGTGTGCAACTGCTTGTTAACGTTTAAGGTAGCGATTCGGCAAGTCTTAGTTCCAGTTAAGTCTGTGACTGGCCTGTCCATACCTATTATTAACTCACGGTTAGCGGCTGTGAGAGCAGTAACGCGCCCACCAATGTCAGACATACGAGGTGCAGACAAAAGCCTAGACCAGTCTACAATACTACCAGCGCCGTCCCATGAAAAGAACCCTTGTTGTGATGCTGTATAGTGTAGTTGCCCTTGCCATGACACAGCAACTGCACCGTTGTCTTCGCTTATGTTATGCTCCCACTCAGGGGTTATGTTCATAAAGTCGGCAGTAACAGCGTCCCAAAGCCACAGACCATCAACCTTTGCTACGACAAAAGTGTCGCTAAACCCATGAAGGCCTGTAATATTTCGGCTAGCTGACCCTATTGTAAGGGCAGTATCTTGAAGCCACGAGGTTTTTGGTGTTTGTGACGAGTACATTTTATTGCGCTCAACACCCTGGTTAGTTGACGGGCCAGATTTCCACAAAGCCCATTGACTATAGCCATCTCTAGCCTTAACAAATAGGCGAGCATGGTTGTCTTGGTGGGTAGTTGTGGCGTTAGCAGTCGAGATAGTCCAGGTAGTATCACTACCATAAAAGTATTGATGGGGTGTAGACCCAGCGGCCTCGCCAAACGCAACATATATATCATTATCAAACTCTATAATATCCGTGACAGGAACGGCGGCATCAATATGAACTAAGTCCCACACATACGTTGACTCATTCCATAGGACAACCGTTCTGCCTACAGCAGAGTAGAGTTGGTCTGGCGAGGTCGAGGCGCGGGTAGCGAAGCCCACACACTCAGTACCTCCCGTAGGGACTACTGAGATATCATCCACATAGAACACGTGGGCAGCGTTCGAGGTGGTTGCGCTATTACGAAGAGAGATAGTTACTTCAGAAGCGCTACCGCTGATAGTTCGCGTAGCCACTACGTATGTAAATGAATCACTCGTAATAGTTGATGAGTCAGTCACGCCAACCCCATCAGCAATCCGTAAAAATACACCAGCATCAGACCCTGAGGCCCGTTGGACATATGCTATAACTGTAATTTCCCGACTGCGGTAAAGAGTAGGGTTGGCTAATGACTGCTTAGCCATGTCGCCAGCAGAGGTGGACTGAGCGACGCTAAGTTTAAGTGAGTAGTTGCCAGTGTTGACAGTTGAGGTATCAACAGCTAGCGTAGTTCCTGAACCGGCTGTCCAGCCTGAAGTTTGGCCTTCCTCGAAGCCACCGTTGGCTACTAAGTAGGCGCCACTAAGCATCCCCTTCACGGGAGTACCGCTACGAGGGCTGGTACGTCGAGGCCCAAGGGCCGCAACGCCTTCCCAACGTAGGTCAACACCGTCTGACTTAGAGTAACGGTTATCGTTCTCTTGGTAGTAGGGGCGGAACGCCCCATCAGACCAGTCAGATTGGGAAAAAACAAAGTCAGAGATAGGGTCTTTGTGTGTCCACATAAGAGCCCCTTGAGACTGCTTAGGTGGTAGGGGTGGTACTCGAGCTTCTACCCATCGCTTGACCTTAGTGTTGCCTTGCTGCTCATACGCTAGTACGAGTCCAAGCTGTGTCTTCGGGTTAGTTATCCGGTCTTGTAGTATGACATCATATGCGCCTTCAGCGCCTACACTCATGGGTTACCAACCCATCGAGTACGAAGCAACATCACGAGACTGGCCTGCACCTTGGGCAAGGTCACCAAGCGTTTGTTGTAGTCGTTGTACACGGCTAAAGTAAGTTTCACGGGTTGAGGCCGGAGCTCCTGCTGCTGCTCGTTCGAGTAGGTTTATAGCTGATTGGGTTGCTAACAGCAGCCCTTCAGACTCAGTAACCTCAATGTTAGCAGTTGATAAGGCTGACGTGGGGACAGTGAGTGGGCCATCCCCACGCAACCACAGGAGTCGAGCATCACTCGGAGCCTTACGGCTCTGAGTAAAATCTAGCACACCAAGTTGGGTAGTTGTATCTTCGTCGTGGTGCTTGACCAGTCGGTGGTCGATTATAGGACGGGACTTTCCATGCTGAAGCATGTCCCCATGACCACGACCCGATGCAATCTCATTCTCTTCAATGCCCATGCTGGCCTCCAGCACCTCATAGGGGCCATCCGGCATGAGTGTGTGGGCAAATGGGTAAGACCTAATAATTTGTTGGCAAGAAATCCAAGGCATGTTAAAGTACGCCTCGCTGGTTGTCTCAATATGGAGACGAGGCTGTATGTCAGTGTCAGTCTTGTTCGTGTCAACATTAACATGTAGTAGCTCCCAATCTCCTCCTCCACCATGATATGATGAGTAGTTATTTGAGCCAGTATAAAGGTTGAGCCTTGCGGTACTGCCCGCAGCACACTTAACCCAGCAATAGAGGGTTATGCTGTCCCCTCTTAGGTCATTAAGAAATCGTTTCCATTTACCATCTAAGCCAACGTACCCTATCGCAGTATGTAGTCGAGCAGAAGTTTCAGAGGTTACAATATTCTCACTCGCTCGTTCTCTAGTTACTGATACGTTAGATGCTGTCCACCCATCAATAGCAGTTGAGCTAGACCATGAGGTAAAGTCAGCGTTGTATAGTGGGGAGCCCCCCATC